AGTGGGACATTAGCATTCCGACTCTGTGGATGGTTACTTCATCCAAATCTTTCGAGCCACCATCAGGCAAGAAGATCATGGTGGAGTATGACTGAAACTAAAAGAAGACGGTTTCGGTTTTCTTTTGAAGTTGCGGTTACTACCCGTGAACAACATGGTGCGTTTGCACATCTATATGCGTTGGAGAGAGTAGAAACGTTACAGGGCAGTGACCGCCAATTGTGGCTTGATGTGTTAGCTGAGTTAGATGAATTTGAAAGGAAATATGATGAGATACCTAAACTATGCGCGACTTCTGAACATCTCAAATAGCGCTACACCGTACCGTGGGTCTTTAAACAGATTCCCCATAGGCAACCGCAAAGAGAACACAAAGTACTTTATTGTTGGGAGCGAGGGCGGTAACAATATTTTCAACATTGTGTATGGCAGTAAATTCGACAAAGAATATATAAGCAAAGAAAGGTATGACATGTATAACGCGGCGGGGAAAGCCGTTGGTTATGAAACGAAATCAATTAGTTCAACTAATGTTAAGAGATACTACAAGTGGAATAAAGCACCTGACGTGATTGGGCTGGTGCGTCCTGACAATAGCTTTGAGTTTGTCGGTGATTCATATTTAATGGGATGTAACTCTGTCATGTCATCTTTTTCTACAGGGCGCTTCAGTAACGACTCGCGTAGGGGTGGACTCTTATATTGCCAGAGAGAATCCACGCGCAGTGTGCCTTATATGCTACCAATATACAAAGGGCTAAAAGTTGACTGCGACACGATGCGGCCTTTTGAGCCAATAGTTGTAACGGGGAAACACGTAGATAGGAAAGCATCTAAAGCATTAATGGCTGGCTACAAAGATTTCTATGCTGTGGCTGAGACTATGTGCAAGGTCATGGATATAGATTTGTTCTTGGAGACAGCTAAGTCTGTCAGAGATGAGTATGGGCTTAGTCCATCAACAGGAGAAGTATCAATAATGATTGATAAGCTGACGGTAGAGAAGCCGATTGATGCGATGTTCTTGTATATGCTTACCTTTAACTCAGGGAGGATAGATTCTTATATTCATAATAGAAATTGGGGTAAACCCGACTCCCCTATGTATATATTTGACTTGATGAAGCGTAGGCTTAACAAACATCTATACGAATCAAATAGATCAATCTTTAAGGATGTCATATACAAAGGCGGCGATCAACTGCCTAGTAGTGAATGGGGCTATGAGTTGACGGTAAACGGTAAGCAAGTTATTCAATATGGAGGTTAATCATGGACTATTTATTTCTTAATGGGTTTCACACACCCGAGGCCGAGGAAGAGTTGAGGAACTCAGGTAGCCTCCCATTGGTACGTGAGTTGGTATTTAAGTTTGATCTACGTGTCCTTCGCAAAGTATCGAATGGATGGATGCTATGCCATAAGAATGGCATAGTAGTAGGCAAGGCTACGACGGTGAATACTGATGAAGGTAAGACTGAGTATCAATACTACTCGCCATACTTTACCAAGGTACGGGGAACTGACAAGAAAGATAAGCAGACACTTCATAGTACAAAGCTGGGGGCTTTGATGGGTTCACTGAAGAAACATAAAGCTATCCTAACCGAGGTAGAGATGGAGAGGAAAGTCTTTATTCCTGCGATAGCTACCAGCATTGACGTAGCACAGAGATCGCAAGGCAATTCATATAAACGCAATGAGTTGGATGCAGTTGCAATCCATGCCTTACTTGCTCACTTTTTTGGAGAGAATCCTAATAGTCTTGGCCTATCGGTTCCAGTAAAAGAATGTAAAGATTTGTTTGACAAATACAATGAAGCTGATAGAGTAGCGGCTATGAAACAGCAGCTAATCATGGACATGTTCCACAAACCATTCTACGTAGTTAGTGTAGATGGGTTCAATGATATTTCCGTTGGTAAGCTGAGGGTGACGAGTGGTTTGGAAAATAGTGGGTATGAAATCATTGAGCCAGTACGCCGGTACAGCAACGTAATAGAAAGCTATCCTGACATCATACCTATTCTTACTATGACGAAGCTTGCTTACGAATCAGATCGTAGGCTTGCTGGTGGGTACATACCTATCATAGATACATTCAACACTGCACTTAGCGCGGCGTTCACCTATGCTGGTTCGTTGGACAGTTACACATCTGTCTATATGGTGACCCCATGCTAACACCCGAGCGCAAGGTCAAGGACAGAGTTAAGAAGATACTCAAGTCGGCGGGTGCGTACTACGCCATGCCTGCTACTGGTGGGTATGGCACTAGCGGTGTGCCTGACATTCTTGTATGTTATGAGGGGAGGTTTATTGGTATTGAATGCAAGGCTAACGGGAACACGCCCACAGCGTTGCAGATGAAAAACTTAAACGACATTGCAATAGCTGGGGGGATTGCACTTGTCATCGATGAGAACAATGTAGAAGATTTAATGGATTGGATAAAGCATGAATGAACAAGATTTAGAGCAACTGCGTGAGGTACACGCTGGTTTTGCTATGTTGGGGCTATTGATGAAAGGAGTTTATGACGAAGACATACCTAAACGAGCGTACCTACTTGCAGACTCTATGTTGAATGCGAGGTCAGAATCCGCTGGCATCGTATCAGTTAAACGTCACTTAAAGAAAGAGAAACATGAAACAATTTAAACAAGGCAAGAAGATAGCAGAGGTTGTAGCGCTACTCAAGAAGTATCCTGACCTAACTGCATCGCGTGTATCCCAAGAGGTTCTCTGTTCCCAACAATACGCATACCTACTACTCAAGAAGGCTAGAGAAAGCATTGCTAACCCGAAGCTACGTCTGCAAAAGGTGCGAGAAATGAACGATATGAAAGTGCTGATCCTAGATAGCGTCCCACCTACACATGAGGTAGTAAATACTCCTGCTATTGATATGGTAAATCATCCGGCGCACTACAAGGTGGGTGGCATCGAGACGATTGACTTCATTCAAGCCAAGCTTACGCCAGAGGAATTCCGTGGGTATCTGAAGGGCAACATTCTGAAGTACACAAGTCGCGCGGGGCACAAGGGTGACATTGATACAGACATTGGCAAGATGGTCTGGTACGCCAACCGACTGCAATCTACCAAGTAATCCTTGAGGCATGGTTCGCCATGCCTTTTTTTGTATCTAATGAATTTCTTATTTAAGGAAATAAAATGCTATCAGGATTAGAAATACTACTGGCCCGAATGAAAGATTATCCCGAAGAGTTTACCAACCCAGATGGGGTATGGAGAAGAATGATTAAGGATGTATTACCCTATCTCGATAAAGACGAGATGGTGGCGCTGGAGTATGGGATTAAAGAGATCATGCGCGATAAGTTCAATGAGTCGGTTCTCAGCCAACTAGCGGGGGTAGGAGTGCAGCAACCCGAACAAGGGAAGTCAGCAAGCGTCATTGCATCAACCGCAATGAAACAACAGGCTTTAGCCAAACAGTCTTTAGCCATGATGAACGCGCAGTTCGATCATGAGTATAAGAAGTATGACGCACAGCGGAACCAAGCTTTCAACCCGTACAACGTATTCAAGCCATGAAAATCATCACTGTTGACTTTGAGACGTACTACACCAAGGGGCTTGGGTTTAAGACTCAGACCACCGAGGAATATGTACGTGACCGCCGCTTTGAGGTGATAGGTGTTAGTGTCAAGGTTGATGACGAGCCAGCGGCTTGGTTCTCAGGGACTAAGGACGAGATTCGTAAATACCTGTCCACGTACCCGTGGGACACTAATGCACTTCTTTGCCACAACACGCTGTTTGACGGTTGCATCCTTGGCTGGCATTTCGGTGTGGTTCCCGCGCTCATGCTGGATACGCTGTGCATGGCTAGGGCAGTCCACGGAGTTGAGGCAGGTGGGTCACTGGCATCGCTTGCCTTACGTTACGGCCTTGGTGAAAAAGGCACGGAAGTCATAGCTGCTGAAGGCAAGCGTAGACAAGACTTTACTGAAGAAGAACTTAGGCGATATGGTGAGTACTGTATCAATGACGTAGAGCTTACTTACAAGCTTTGGAAATGTTTGTCGAGCGCGTTTCCGACTGATGAGTTAGGCCTCATTGATATGACGCTACGCATGTTTACTCATCCGGTGTTCATGGTTGATGATGCGCTGTTACAGGATAGGGCGACAGAAATTGAGGAAGACAAACTGGCGCTGTTGGAAAACTTGATGGGCGCGTTGCACTGCAATGATGCTGAGGGTGTTCGCAAGAAGCTAGCTAGTAACAAGCAGTTCGCAGCAATACTGGAGACGTTCAAAATCCCAGTACCTATGAAGACTAGCAAGACCACGGGCAAGCAGACCTTTGCGTTGGCAAAAAATGACGAGGGGTTCTTGGCGCTGATGGAAGATGAGAATGAGTTTATCCAACAGTTGTGTACTGTTCGGCTGGGCACTAAGTCAACCATTGAAGAGTCACGCATTGAGAGATTTATAGCTGTTGGCAAACGCAACAAAGGGTTTCTACCTATACCCTTAAAGTACTACGGCGCACACACAGGCCGTTGGGCTGGCATGGATAAGGTGAACTTCCAGAACCTTCCATCAAGAGATAAAAAGAAGAAGACGTTGAAGAATTCAGTCATTCCGCCCGACGGTCATGTGGTCATCAACTGTGACTCTTCTCAAATTGAGGCTAGGGTGCTTGTGTGGCTGGCTGGGCAGAAAGACGTGACAGAGCAGTTTGCTAACGGTGATGATGTGTACTCAGTGTTTGCAAGCAAGATATACGGGCGTCCCGTGTCCAAAGCTAACCCTATCGAGCGTTTTGTAGGCAAGACTTGTATTGCCGAAGGAACTCTAGTATTATCCGATTCGGGGTGGAAGCCAATTGAGTTAGTGACCACAGCAGACAAACTTTGGGACGGAGAGGAATGGATATGCCATCAAGGATTAGTGAACAACGGCATCAAACCAACATTGAATCTATGCGGAGCTTGGTTGACTCCCGATCACCAAGTGTGGTCAGGGATGCAGTGGTTGGAAGCGCAATTGGTGGTAGCCGACGAAAATATCCTTTGCCAAGTATTGGATACCGCAGTGGGAAACTTACCGTTACAGGCTACTTTCGCGGACAGAGGGGAGGCGTTGCTGCGCTTGTTGTCAAATGTGACTGCCGACCCGACGAGTACTGCGTGGACAACCATAATTTCAAAAATTTCAAAAGCACGCGCTGTCCGTTTTGTGCCAAAACTGCTTCAAACAAAAAACGGTACTGGATGTATTCGGACGCAATGGTTGACGACGGACACCGAACCCGACTTCTCAATCGACTGGCTGCTGCCATCACACGATGTCACACCCCAACCAATAAAGCATATCTTCACTATGGAGGACGGGGTATATCGGTACATAAACAATGGAGAGAGAACAGAGCCTCGTTTCTTTGCTATGTACAAACGCTTGAAGGATGGGATGTCCCAAGTTTTGAAATGGACAGGATTGATGTCAACGGCAGTTACGAGCCGGACAATATCCAATTTGTGTCCCGAAGTGACAACCTTAAAAACAAGCGAAAAATCGCAGACCTTGAAGCCCGTATTCGACATCTTGAATTGCGGCTCTCGCAACAGATTCACCATCCTAACTGAGGCAGGGCCAGTCATTGTTCACAACTGCATACTTGGCCTCGGCTATGGGACTGGGGCATTAAAGTTACAGCACACGTTAAAGACTACCCCGCCGGGAGCTATCGTTACTGAGGATGAGGCTAAAGAATATGTTAAGACATACCGCGAAGCCAACGATAAAGTGATTCAGCTATGGCGTGATGGTGACAAGGTACTCAAAGACTTAGCCAACTGGGGCGACACCAAGTCTTACTACTACGGCAAGAACAAGTGCTTAAAGGTGACTAAGGAAGGCATCCAACTGCCTAACGATCTGTACATCCGCTACCCCGAGTTGAAACTTGATACTGAAAAATCTAAAAGCCAATACAAGTACAAGTCGCGTAAAGGACCTGTTTACATCTGGGGCGGTTCAGTTGTTGAAAACGTAGTTCAAGCCTTGGCTAGGATTGTCGTCGGTGAACAGATGCTGAAGATTAACCAACGCTATCGCGTGGCGTTGACCGTACACGATGCGGCGGTATGTGTGGTTCCCGAAGCTGAACTAAATGAGGCTGTAGCTTATATCGTCGAGTGCATGTCTGTGGCTCCCGATTGGGCTAGTGGTTTACCCGTAGCTTGCGAAGAAAAACACGCAAACAGCTACGGAGAGTGTTAACATATGTAAAACGAAAGGATACAAATATGAGAGCAAGTAGAGCAGGGCGCAAGCCCAACCCGAAGCCACCAGCACCGATAGATGCTTGGTACAACGTGTTAGCAAAGGCATTGGGGGTGTACAACTTCCCTGTACCCAAACCCACCACAGAGGCCAAACCTCAGACCGTATGGAGACATGAGCTATGACAGGCTTTGACAGCAAGAGAAAAATTGCGCAGGATAAATTTCCAGAAGACATTGGGCCACATTCGACAGGAGTGTGGAGATGCCATGCAGGTAATCATGGAGAATTTCTTGTAAGTTGCGAGTCGTATGGGTTCGCACCGATAGCAAGGGTGAAGGGCGACAAACGCTCAACGCTAAAAGCCGCAAAGGCAAATGCACACTTAATTGCTGCTGCGCCTGACCTATTAACTGCACTGTACGCCATGATGAACAGTTGTTTTGACCCCGCCTTAACTGAGGGTGAAGCGTTTGAGGCTTTTGACTTGGCCCGTGACGCAATTGCCAAAGCGGAGGGGTTCAAATGACCATTGACAACAACACAGGAAAGAACAAAGAATTTTACGACTTGGGTAAAAAGATGTTTGACCAGATAAAACCATTGAATGAGCGAGTAGTAGCGGATGCCAACGGGCTTGCACTTTACACCCTTCCACCAAAGCGCCCGTGGGTAGGGCTGACGGAAGAAGAGCGCAGTGAAATTGTAACGTTGCATCATGGCTGGAACGAATACGGTCAAGCCATTGAAGCCGCCTTGAAGGAGAAGAATTTTGACTGAGCGAGAGCTATTTTTAAAGGCTTTGAACAATGCTATTTACTGGCAAAACCTTTGTGTGCATCTTTATGAGATCATTGAGATGCTGTGCTTGGACGCAGAAGACAAACTAAAGGGGAACACATGACACGAAACGAACTACTTGAACTAGCCAATGGGTTTTATACCAACGGCGGCGTTACAGAGCGAGAGATTGCATTTGCACGGGTTATTTCCAAAGCTGCGGCAACAAAAGAGCGTGAGGCAATAGCGCAAATGTTTGAAGACGCACCCGCATTAGTACCGTTTGCACAGAATGACAAAGGCGGCTGCATGATGTGTGGGTTTACGCCTGCGCGAAAGCCAAATAAGGCGGCGGCACTGGATAGGGACGCTGAGATTGAAAGGCTCAACGAAAAGATTGAGTTCCTCGCCCGAACCAATATGCTTTACAGCGATTGGGAGCATCGCGATACCCAAGTGACCAGCGATTTAATCCGCAAGGGTATTGCAGCCGCAAAACTGAACGCCGAGTTGCTGTCGGCATTGGTCGCTTGCCTTAATTGGATGGAGCAAATGCGTGACAGCGGCGATGCTGGAAACTGGGAGTGGAAAGATGACGCATATACAAAAGGCCGAGCCATTGAGCAAGCTTTGAAGGGGAAAAACACATGACTAACCTTATACGACTACCGCCAACCACCACGATGACGGCACAGCAGGCGCTTGAGTCTGCGCTTGTTGATACCAAAAACGACTACTTGCAGGACGTACTGATCTGCGGCTACACCGAGGGTGGTCACTTGTACATACGATCTAGTCGACTGACGAGGGCTGAGTCATTCTTCTTGGCAAGCAAAGCCGCGCAGTGGGCGCAGAGTGGAGATGAGATATGACTAAAGACGAAGCATTAGAGTTATGCGATTACTTGGAAGGTAACGATGCCAGCCTAGAAGCGCAATGTAAAGCGGCTGCTTTTATCCGAGAAGCATTGGCACAGCCAGCGCAGGAAGCAATCTACGGCATGAACCAAGACGATTGGAAAGACGTGGTTGCCGCAATAACCAAGGTGCGTGATGGTAGGGGAATATACCTAGGATGCCGCCCTGCTGATGTGTTTAAAGATTGGTTCCTCGCGCTTGGTACAGCTAAGGTGAAGGAGAAGAACGATGGCTGAACGCCTGCTTGAGAAGCTGGACAGGATTGGCGCTGAAGCAGGCATAAAGCAGATGACCCCTGAGGTGTATAGGTTTGCTTTAGATGTGCGGAAAGACTTGGTATCCGAGTGGCCCAAGCGCCCGTGGGTAGGGCTAACCGACGACGAGATAAAAGCAATCGTTGGGCCATACGGGGACACGCCCATCAAGGGCTATACCCGCAAGTTGTTTGACCAAATTGAAGCCAAACTCAAGGAGAAGAATTTTGACTGAACGCACTTATACAGCCGACGAAGTAGATGCAATGATTGCAAGAGCGGCTACGCAGCACAGCCACCACAACGCCACCGAGGTGCGCCAATGCCACAAGGGCAGCTAATCTTTGGACGGGCGGTGCAGGACAAGCTGCGGGAGTTAAACACATGAACGAACGAGACAAAGAACTTGCTGAACAGGCTGGTATTGCCGTGTGGGGTGATGCTGTGTATATGTACGATCCAAAAGATACTCTGGACTCTACTGTGATGGAAAAGTTTGCTGACCTCGTCCGTGCCGACGAGCGTGATATTATTTTTAATTTGGTGCAAAAGATAGCAGCAAGGTTCTACAAAGATGATGCAGAAAAAGCGTTTGAAGAACTTACTGAAGCCATCCAAGAAAGGGGAAACACATGAAATTGCTGATTGGTACAGATGACACCATCAAGAATGGTATGCCCATTGGGAGCATTGAATTAAAACTGGCTGTAGCAAAGGCAGAGGGGTACTCAATCCGAGAAGACAAGACAAGGTATCACCACGTTGTTGACGGCACAGTTATTACATCAGTGGACGAAACCAAGCCGACTTATCACTACTACAACAACCGACCAATACCAATGCTTGACCCATACCGCATCGCAATGGAATTTTATCTAAAGGAAAACACATGACCCAACCAAACAAACAGCGCATACATGAGCGCCTTGGCATGTCTGTGGAGGAAACACTCAACCGCCTGATCTGGTTCGGGCAGATCAGTCATAAGTACAAGGAAGAGTTTGGTGAGACGATGAACCCAAAACATCTTGAGGCCGTGCTTAATGCCACATCACCAAAGGAGAAGAACACATGAAAGACGAAGGAAAGAAAATGCGGTTTCGCGAGTGGGTGAAGGCCATGCCAGAGAAAGAACGTAACGCTTTCTGGCGCAGCATCATGGCTGTGTGTGATGCGGGAAGGAGCACAGGCACCCCACCTGAAGACCTAGCAAAGTTCTGGGTTGAGACTTACACAGAGATCGACAAACAACTCAAGGAGACCACATGAGAGCAAGAAACTGGGCAGAGGAGCGACGCGCACGGGAACTGCGAAAACTGCTTGCGGAAGTTGACCCACCGAGACGGGTAATCAGGGAGTTGTCATACTTGATATTAGACCCCATGGCTAAGCCACGCACGTTCAACCATGTCAAGGATGGGCAAGGGTATGTACCAGAGAAGCCTGCTGCAACGCGGTCCGGTGCAGACACTCATCAACGATACAAGAGCAAGGGGTTTTAAATGAACGACATACCTGACTACACATGGTCATTCTCATCCTTAAAGGATTACATCAACTGCCCTAAGCAGTATCAAGAGATTAAGATTCTTAAACGATTCTATAAAGCCCCGACGCAGGAGATGACGTATGGCAACGAAGCCCATAAGGCTATGGAAAATTACGTCAAGGACGGAACGCCATTAGCTAAGAACTATGCGCATTTTCAACCGGTTCTGGATGTACTCATATCTACTGAAGGCGTGAAGTACCCTGAGCATCGCATGGCCTTGGATAAAGACAAGAATGCTTGTGAGTATGGCAGTGGATACTGGGTACGGGGTATCGTGGACTTGATGATTCTTGATAGTGATACAGCGTTCATCATCGACTACAAGACCGGCAGTAACAAGTACGCTGACCCCAAGCAGTTGAAGTTGATGGCGTTGATGATCTTTGCCCACTTCCCCCAAGTGCAGAAGATCAAGGCAGGGCTACTCTTTGTGGCTTACAACAGCTTCATGGATGAGTCTTATGAACGGAAAGATATTGAGAGTCTATGGTCCCACTTCCATCCAGACCTGACTAGGCTAAATACTTCATACGAGACAAATGTGTGGAACCCTAACCCAACCCCGCTTTGCGGATGGTGTCCTGTTAAGACCTGTGATTTTTACAAGGAAAGACGATGAGCGAATTAATTGACTATGCCCGCCCTCTGATGATGGCTGAGAAGGCACTGAAAAAAGCCCATGACTATTTGTTAGAGCAAGACTATGATCTAGCTTTAGACCAGCTTAAACTAGCTATAGTAGAAACCCGCGCCGCCAGCATGGCGACCATCCATATACAGGAGAAAGCCGATGCCATACGTTAACAAAGCAAGGCCGTACAAGAAAGAGTACGAGCAGCAGCAAGACCGTGGTGAGTTGCCTAACCGCATGGAGCGTCAACGCGCGCGGCGCAAGCTAGATGCCAAAGGTGTAAGCCGCGCTGGCAAAGACGTAGCCCATGTTAAAGCTCTGTCTAAAGGTGGCTCTAACAAAGATGGTGTGCGGCTTGAGAGTCCTCATAAGAATCGTTCGTTTGCCCGTAAATCTGATGGGTCAATGAAGTAAGTAATTGCTGTAAGGCATGAGTGGGCAACGGGGGTTTCTGGTTCCCCCAAATTAACCATGTCAGTCAGAGGCGTCTTTTCTCCTTTCAACGTCGATCTGACCGATTAGCCCCCGTAAGGGGCTACGTTTAATTTAGTAAGGAATAGTATGGTTGTAGTTGAAAATACAGCGGTGCATCTGTCTGTACCGTCTGGCGATTTAAAGCACATCGTTGGGTATATAGACAAGTGCGAGGTTCTCAATGACGATGGCACCAACGCTGAACTCCTAGTCTACTGGGGCTTAGAAGAGATGCAACGGTTAGTTAAGGTCTATGGAGATGCTCCTAACCCAATGGCTAAAGAGTACGAATGGCCGGGGCTATATACGCCGTTTAAGCACCAAGAAACCACCTCCTCATACTTAACATTGCGGGACCGATGCTTCTGTTTTAACGAAGCAGGTACAGGCAAAACATCATCTGTTATATGGGCCGCTGACTACTTGATACAGATAGGTCAGATCAAGCGTGTACTCATCATCTGTCCACTGTCAATCATGTACTCAGCATGGCAAGCAGATGTGTTTAAGACCGCCATGCACCGTACAGTTGGTGTAGCCTATGGCGATGCAAGCAAACGCGCCAAAGTGGTAAACGGTCAATACGAGTTTGTCGTTATCAACTACGACGGCATAGCTACCGTGGCTAATGAGATTGCTAAGGCTAACTTTGACCTCATCGTGGTAGACGAAGCTAACGCGTACAAGACCGTCACCACGAAGCGCTGGCGTATCTTGGCGAAGTTAATTAACCCATCCACAAAGCTATGGATGCTTACCGGTACGCCTGCGTCTCAGTCTCCGCTAGATGCGTATGGCTTAGCAAAGCTAGTCAACCCTACCACCGTGCCTAAGTACTTCACAGCATGGCGCGATAAGGTGATGCAGCAGGTCACTCGCTTCAAGTGGACACCCAGACCCTACGCTAAGCAGTTAGTGTTTGAGGCGCTTCAGCCAGCCATTAGGTTTGAGAAGGCGCAATGTCTAGACCTTCCTCCGCTGGTGTATCAAACACGTGAGATACCGCTGACTCCACAGGTACTGAAGTACTACAAAGGATTAAAGAATCAGATGTTGATCGAGGCTGCGGGTGAGCAGATCAGCGCGGTCAATGCAGCGGCTCAGTTGAGCAAGCTACTACAGATTTCGGGTGGAGCAATCTACACGGATACGAGGGAAGTGGTGGAGTTTGATGTATCCCCACGACTCAACGCACTGATAGAAGTGCTAGACGAGACAGAGCATAAGGTGATTGTGTTTGTCCCATTCAGGCACACCATCGTACTTGTTTCACGGCACTTAACAAATGAAGGAGTTACTAATGAAATAATTAATGGAGATGTACCCGCAAGAGAGCGCGCTGAAATCATTAACAGATTTCAAACCGCAGACCAACCACGTGTTTTAGTCATTCAACCTCAAGCTGCCTCGCATGGCGTAACCCTAACTGCTGCGGATACCGTAGTGTTTTGGTCGCCCGTCATGAGCGTAGAAACTTACCTGCAATGCATTGCGCGGATTGACCGCGTAGGGCAAGTGAACAGCATGACCGTAGTGCATCTGCAAGGGTCAGAAGCTGAGCGTAAGGTCTATCAAATGTTGCAAGGTAAGGTGGACTCCCATGAGAAATTGATTGACTTGTATCGACAGGAGCTAGGAATATGATCGAAGAAGTTGAAGAAATAACCACGACAAAGTTAGACGAATTAGTCAAAGTCTACTTGACAATACGAAATGAGCGCGATAGGATAGAGGCCGAAAGGAAGGCACAGATCAAGGAGCTTAATGATGAGTTGGCTGTACTAGAGCAGACCTTCATGGCTACTTGCAACGAGAGCAACGCTAAGAGCATACGTACAGGCTACGGTACTGTGATTCGTAAGATGACTGAGCGTTTTACTGTGAACAACGGTGATAGCTTCCGTAAATTTGTGCTGGAGAACGGCGCGGTTGACCTGTTTGAAGCACGTATTCATCAGGGCAACTTCAAGGAATTCCTCAAGGAGAACGCAGCCGATGGGCTACCTCCCGGAGTGAATGTAATGAGGGAATTTGACATCAGTGTTCGGAAACCCTCCAACTAAGTAAGTTCAGTAACTAGGAAATTTAAAAATGAGTAATGATCTCGCAACAATGTTTAGCGGCGTAATGGTTCCAGTTGAGGGTCTTGATGAAGATACCCTTGCCGTAGCTGGTGGGGCGCGCCAGAATAAGCGCATCTCTATCAAGGGCGGCGTGTTCCGCAAGTACGCTGGCGGTAAAGAAATCGGTGCTATTGAAGACCGGTTCATGAACGTCATCTTTATCAAGATGGCCCACAAAGCATCACGCATGTTCTATGAAGGTGCGTTCCAAGAAGGCCAGAAGGTTAGCCCTGTTTGCTGGTCAACCGACTCGGACAAGCCTGACTCTGATGTGAAAACTCCCTGCGCTGCTACTTGCGGCGAGTGTCCCAAGTCTGTTAAAGGTTCTGGGCAACAAGGTACAGGCACAGCTTGCCGCTTGTCTTGGCGTACTGCGGTGGTTCTTCCCAATGACCCTGCTGGCGACGTTATGCAGCTGATTCTTCCCGCTACTTCAGCCTTCGGTAAAGAAGATAACGGACGTTGGCCTTTCCGTCCCTACATTCAGCATCTGGCAACACACAACGTCAGTGCAGGTAGGGTAATCACTAGGATGGCTTTTGATACAAAAGCTACTGCGCCTAAGTTAGTATTCAGCCCTGCTGGTAAGGTTCCTGATGATGACTTGCCTACCATTGCTAAGCAAGCCAAGAGCCTAATTGCTGAAGCTGCTATTAAGATGAACGTCTATCAAACAGACACAGTAGATGAAGTTCCAAGCCATCGCAGTGAGCTAGTTGAGCCTGAAGTTGACGCCGATATTCCTGAGCCGGTCTTGCGTGAGTCTACAAAGCCCGCCGCTACTGAGAAAGATATCTCGGATGTAGTCAAAAAATGGTCTAAGAAATAAGGAGCAGGAATGTCACGACCATACAGCGATGCGTTTCTCATCGAGCTATACAAGGCCAATCCGAATAGGGCTGGCACTGCGCTTGGTATTGCTTGCGTAAAAGCTAAGCTTCCAGCCAAGTACGTAGCGTGGGCGCTCGATGTAACAAGAATGACCATGTTTAGTTGGTTCCGTGGCAAACCTATTCGCCATAAGAACCTGCTGAAGGTCGAAACATTTACCGATCTGATTGAGAGCGATACCGCTAAGGGAATCTTACCTGTTAAGAACACTGCGGCGGCTATCAAGTATCTTGAGGCAATGGTCGCTAAGAAGTACGAGGGTAATGTCATCCCAAAAACTAAGGAAGAGGTTGACCACGTTTAAATAAATCGGGGGGAAAGCGGATGCTGGAGTGCGCCGTTACTAGCACAGATCAACCAGTGCAGCGAGTACCCCCACCCTTTAACTGAGCGGGCATAGTTCCGCTCTTTTTTCCTCTGCGAGACATGTTAAAACAATTTTACGAGAAAGCATTACCTACGCAGGGTGTTTACTGTATCAGTAGCATAGACAAGACAGGCAAGGTCAGCAACCGATTTGCAGAGACACTCGATGATGTACTAAAGGAAATAGGAAAATCAAAAGACAGAGAAGTAAACACATTTGTAGCTCTAGGAGCATTTGATGGGTATAGCAGGAAAGCTGCAGACTGCTTGTTTGTGCGGTCATTCTTTATAGACTTAGATGTTGGCCCAACTAAGGATTACCCGGACAAGGGCGAAGCGCACATTGCGCTGTTCAAACTACAACACGCTGCGGAGTTACCCGAGCCAGTAGTGATTGATTCAGGCGGCGGCATCCATGCCTACTGGATTATGGACACAGATATCCCCGCTGATGAGTGGAAGATTTACGCAGAGAAGTTTAAAGCTCTTTGCATGTTGCACATCAAGATAGACCCAGTAGTAACTGCCGATGCTGCACGTATCATGCGCGCTCCAGAGACGTTCAACTACAAGACAGACCCACCAAAACCTACGTCAGTTATCACTGAGGAAATTCATGTTTATAGCTGGGAAGAGTTCCGAGAATTTCTAGGCGGTCCAGCAGCTACAGAAGTAGATATATCAATAGCAGATATCCTTGCTGAGATACCCAAGGGGTTAGACGATGACACCAAGGCGATGCTCAAGCTGGATAACTTCTCTAAGACATTTGCGGTCTTAGCGCAGAAGAGCGTAGACGATGAAGGCGGCTGCAACCAAGTTAAGTACATGCTTGAGAACGCCGCCACACTTGAAGAGCCGATGTGGTTTGCAGGTCTATCACTAGCCAAATTTTGTGATGACGGAGCCACAGCAATACATGAAATATCCAACGAACACCCTGACTACAACTATGATAAAACAGAAGAAAAAGCAAGTCGCTTTCCTGCTCCGCGCACCTGCTCATGGTTCATCGATAACTTCCCAGATAGATGCGATGGATGCCAGCATAGGGGAAAAATTACTACCCCAATCGTACTTGGAAAAGAATTTAAACCCACAGCAAAAACTGATAAAGCGGAATCAGTTTGGCAAGCACCGAGTACCAAAGCACCTTCAGAATTTCCAGACTTCTTAGTCCCCTATGTACAGGGCGTCAATGGCGGCATCTACTTTGTGCCAGCGCCCAAGATAGACAAGAAGGGTAATAAGCACCATGAAGACCCGGTTCTTATCCTGCCTCATGACCTGTACCCCATACAGCGTATGTTCAGCCCCCATGATGGTGAGTGCTTACTAATGCGCCTAGTGCTACCCAAAGACGAGATACGTGAGTTCCTAGTGCCCATGAAGCAGGTGTATGCTAAGGAAACTTTTAAATCACTAATGGCGTCTAACGGAGTCTTCCCGTCTAACGCTAACACGGAACATCTTATGAACTATGTAGTCAAGTGGGGGCAGTACATGCAGACTGTTGCCAAGGCAGATCAGATGCGTATGCAGATGGGTTGGACCGCTGAACGTGCTGATGCAGCAGAGTGGGATAAACGTAGCTTTGTTATTGGTAAGAAAGAGATTACATGCAACGGCGATATCATTGATGCGCCATCATCCCCCTTCGTTAGAAGCATAGCAAAACACATAGCACCGCACGGGACTTTTGCGCGTTGGCGAGAGTCGATGGACTTTTTAAACACCCCTGAGTTTGAGCTACACGCCTTTGCGTCCATGAGTGGATTTGGTTCTCCATTGATGAGTTATACGTCAACTTCTGGTGTTGCTGTGAGCTTATTCGGGAAGTCTGGTAACGCCAAGACCGGAGCAATGTACGCGGGTTTGAGCGTGTTTGGCAACCCAAAGAATTTGAGCGTTGTGACTGCTACTGAGAACGGTTTAACAGGCCGATATCTTGGTTTGCACAACTTGATGTTTGGGCTTGATGAGATTGGCGATAAGAAGGCTGAAGACCTAGGGCGGCTCATCCATTCTGTGTCTCATGGCAAGGCAAAGATTCGGATGCAGGGGTCGGTTAATGCGGAGCGAGAGTACGAGATGTCTGCATCCATGATTGCTATGTTCACCACCAACCATACCATCTACGGTAAGCTAGAGAACATCAAGGCTAACCCTGACGGTGAGGCAGCACGGTTGATAGAACTGCATGTCCATAAACCCGCGCTATTGGAAAAGGAAGGTCGATTGGGAGAATATATCTTCGATGCCTTCAACTACAACTACGGTCATGCTGGCCCGATGTTCATTAAAGAGATCATGCGGCTAGGCGACAACTACGTACTGGACCACATAGCCAAGTGGAACGAGAAATTCATTAGCGACTTTGGCGTACACACCCAGTACCGGTTCTACCAAAATCTTGTTGGGGCAAACTTTGGTGCGGCATCCATAGCTAACGAACACAGTATCACTGCCTATGAACTAGACCGCATCTACCATGAGACTGTTCGCGCCATGATCGACATTCGAGATAACGTGGTGAAGGTGAACCGCACTGACTACCAATCCTTGCTTGGTGACTTTGTGAACAGGAACATGGGCAACATCCTAGTAATTAAGAACGGCAACGTGACTATGGAGCCACGCGGTCAGATCGTGGCTAGGATATGCAGTGACGATAACCTGCTGCAAGTTTCTAAGTCAGAGTTCAAGCGGTTCCTTGCCGAACGCCAGATCAGCCCACGTGAGTTTGAGTTTGAGATGAAGGGCAAGAAAGTCTTGATTGATGACAAGAAGGGCAGGCTAACCACCGGCTGGAAGTCAGCTATCCAAGTAGACCCAGCGTACTTATATTGGTTCAAAACTGAACTGGATATCTTTGATGATTCTGGAACCTGAGTGGCTGTTCCCGTTTAGCGGCATGGGGATCGGAGATAGCTTCTTCATCCCCACCCTTCGCTTTGCCGAGATGATCTATGCACTAGATTGCGGAGCTAAGCGTGAGGGTATTCTAGTTAAGTCATACATCACCCACAAGGATGCCCACCTCGGGGTGCGTACTTGGCGCGTTCGTTAGGGTTCTATACCGTATGCCTTAACAGTAGTAATCAACTCATGCTTAGCCATGTTTTGCTGAAGGATGTTTACTCGTAATAGCTGTTGCTTCAATTTAGGTGAGAACTCGCTGGTGCGTATCTCATTTGCTTCAGCGCGAAGCCTATTTATATTAGCTACTTCTGAGCTATACAGTCCAACTGCAGCATCTGCCATTGGGTTGTTTGTAGTAAATCTAGCGTAAGCCACTGGGTCTTTTTCGCTTAGCGTTTTTATCCGCTGGCTTAAATCTTTAATTTTAGTTTCTACAGATGTAAACTCGCGCGAGTCAACATTGGACTTAGACCCAAAGAACGAACCAAGCAGTATTAAGTCTGACTTAGGATTGAAAATTTTCTCGCCCTTAATTAAATTTGTCCAGCTATAGCTAGTCTCTGCTACTCTAGATAGGCCATCCAGATAACTATTAGCAAAGAAATACATAGTGTTAGGACTCATATCCCATGCACCTTGCGTAGTTGAGTACACTTGCTGCGCAGCGTCTTTATAGATATCAGGAATCTTGTCGCCGCCTGTGAACGCCTCACCATACTTACGAGTATTGGCGCTGTTGATAGCTTGACCGATACCGTTCGTGTTCATGAAGTATTCAAACATGGGACGCAGCACAGAAGGCGTAATACTATCTATCGCCCATTTTCCGGGAGAGTCAGTAGGTGGTATTCTAGAGATTGGGATAGGCAAGAACGAGTCAGATAGAATCGACATGCCAATATTCCCAAACGCTTGCTTCCACGAAGCCTGCCCATGCACCATACCGCCAATCTGTGCGCCTACGGCAGCAAACGCGCCAAGCCCAAAACCCCACGGCATCTGCAGCACAACGTCTTTAGCGTCTTTGCCAAATATCTCTTTAGCTACATCGTTAGGTAGATGGAACCTAAGAAACTTAGTCCACTGCTGCATGTCATCAGAACGGGTAGAGTTGCGTTTCCATTCATCATCAGGAGCCATCATTATTGACATCAAGTAGGTAACATACCCCATGCCAATCAAAGCCCCTGTCATTATTTGTGCGTTGGTGCGTAGCTTCTTGTAGTTTGCTAAGTACTCCGCTTTAGCTACTTTATTATCTTGGATGTTGCCGGGCATTTGCCGCTTCATCATCTCTTCAGTCATGAACGCAGGAGCCACAGTCTCAATAGCCCGCGCAGCGCCCATTGCCGCAGGTCGGAAGAACATATAAGCAGCGCCAAGTTCACGCCCAATTGCACCCACTTTTCCGAAGTTAGCTAGGTTTAGGGTCTCTGCCGCAGCCTGCACCGCCGCAGATTCCTCTGCTGGCGACATTTTATCATTCTTACCTTTTTGGTCAGACATACCAGCGGCTATGTTTGCTGCATACATCTTCTCTTTGAACAGTGAATACGCCGCCGTGCGGCTTGTAAATTCAAACATACCGCTCCACGTATCAGCAAACGCATTAAGCTGATCTAAGCTAGCTAGAATTTTATTACGCCCAATCTTTGACAGTTTTTCATAGTTAGCTTTTAAAGCCATGCTGTCTATGTAGGATGACTTACCACCAAAACGCAGCATCTCTAGCATGTCTTTCACAAACGGGTCTTTATCTGCCATATCAAGCAGTTGTTTACGACTAGCCGCATCACCCTTTTCATGCAAGGAAGCTACCAACCACGCTTTACCGAGGCCGTTACGCATGACGCTATAGGCGACATCTTTAATATAAACAAGCGCGCTAAGAGGCCCGAACTGACCCCCACCAATATTCCATGCGTTGGTCAACATATCAACAACGAAGTTCTTAGGCGCAAAGTTCCAGTTGTACCGGGTGTGCATCGAGCCAATCCACGACGTGATGTTGTTAGCTAAATTAAGTGTTACGTTGTTCTTCTTGTATGAATACCGAATTGCCGCAGCTAATTTAGGTTCATATATCCTAATAACATCTATAGAACCATCTTCATTACGGTGAAATATAGTATTATTACTACCTTTATACTGCAACAATTTAGAAGTCTCATACTCAGCAAATGGTATGTTCTCAACTACTTCAGCGTTGATAATTCCCGTACCATTAGGATTTTTCTCCTTATCTTGCTTAGCTGAGTTTTTAAGCGCTTCAGTGGCGTTAACCACTCCAGCACGATGCGCTGCGCGGAAAGAATCATACATAACCTGTAGGATAGGATTATCCGACACAGTAGAACGCCCACTAGTAGCATATTCATGGTCTACCAGTGTTTTGTTTCTACCTTCAGTGATGCGGTTAGGATCAATATATTTATCCATTACATGAGCGTCTTCGGTTTCTTTAAACTTTGACAGCCCCTTGAATGGCATGTAGTGCTGATAGTTATACATACCCAACAAGTTATCCACGGGGGTAGACCAAAAATTACCTATCTGATTAAGTTCTTTGGTGGCGTCAGTCAATGCCTTAACTGAAGTAAAAATCTTCTGTATAGCATCTTTATGTTCTTGCGGCATTGCATCGTACTGCTGCCTACGAAGAGCTACTTCGCCTTTGTCAATACCAAGCACGTTGTATATACCGTCATCCTTCTTTAGGCCTATACCCGCTTTTTTGTTCTCCGCGCTAAACGTAAGGCCTCTAGGAGAATAACCGTTGTAGTCAGCATGCGTATTTGCAAGCCCTGTAAGGAGGTTCCAGAAATTCTTTTTCTGTGCGTCAGTCAATTTGTATTTATGGATAATCCCCGACGCTCCAGTAGAAGGGTCACCCAAGATTGCTGTACGTACATCAGCCGCACCCATTTGTTTACCAAGGAATGACACTAATTTTGGTCCCGTAGGTTCTTTAGCAAGCGGCACGGTGGTAACAAACTTAACAGTGCGGCGCTCATCCTCGCTAAACATCTCAGCCAACATGTGGATATCTATAAACGTCTCATTCGTATTACCATCCTTAGCCATGTTGGCATAGTCTTGGAAAGATTCCTTGAGGTCTTTTAGCGGCTCAGACAGATAGTGGGTAATGTAGTTCTGGATTACGGACGTAGATGTATCCGACAACTCAGTGAAGTTATTGAATGCTTTAGATACATCACGATCAACTTTACCGCCCAAATCTTGGCGCATGTAGTGACTTCTAGCTTCGTATGTTTTATCCGTAGTCAGACGCGCAATGTTCCTCCACCCAGCAGTGCTAAATAGGCTTTTAAACAAGCCACCATCTTCCGACTTACCGGTCTCTTTTTCAGTAGGAGCATATGCATCACGAAGACTCGCATCATCAAGGCCACCTTTGCGGGTGGGTGCTTTAATTGATGGCTTATTCTTAGCGGATAGTTGGTCAAGATAGATAGGCTCTGTCGGCACAGCAAGAATGCTATCAAAAGCAACAGCTGTTTCTACTAGCAAACTTTGTTTTACACCGGGAATAAGATTACCAGTTTTAGTAAATAGGTTTTTACCAACTTTAAGAATTTTTGCAATACCCAATGTAAATGCTGACCAAGCAGATTTATTACCCGGCAGTATAGACATTAACTGCTTAGTAGGGTCATCAAGTTTTTGTTCAAATGCCAAACCTTCAGCTAAAGCGGGGTCATGCAAATCTGCTTGAAATGTTTCATCAGTTAGCGCATAAGCTGTAAACTCAAATATATTTTCGTATGCGCGAGGATGTTCCTCTTGCAGCACCCCTTTAGTAGCATTCATAATATTAATGAGATGCTCAACGCCGCGAATTTGTTCTGGAGTAAGTAGTTTTAATCGACCCATTGTGTAGTCGTTAAGGACTTTTACAGTAGCAGCATGAACTACTTCGTGCAAAACTACACCATTAGTTAAACCGTCAGCAGTAATAAAAATAGCATCTTTAACCGGGTCATATATAGCTAAATCGCCACCGGGCAAGCTTTCTACGTAGCTAATAGTCGTTTTCAAATTCATTAAGAATATTGACTGAGCTACTTCTTTAAGTATTTTCTTGCCAAGGGTCATCTCTTGCCCAGTAGCTTTAACACTACCCAATGTACGTAGGTATTGCAAAACTCCTTTTAAGTCATTGCTTTTAACCATTTGAACTACATTACTGGGCAGCACACTATTTGCCATACCTGATATAACGCTGGGTGTGTTACCCATAATCTGGTTAAACCGTTGCGTATCTCTTTCATGTTTAGCGCGGCGCTCTTCATAGAGCTTAGTCTCTACCGCAATCTGTTGCTGTATCAACGCAAAGTTATCAGCAGCTTTCTTTTTGGCAGTGGCATCCATACCCCCTGCTTCACTTAATAGATGTACACCTAAATCAGCAAAGGCAGCATCTTGAAATATTCCAGCGCCGGTATATGTATACGTTTCTTTATTTGTAATTGGGTCAATATTTATCTGTACTACTTTATTTAGATAAACAAGTTTTGCTTCTTTAGATAAGTCGCCCCAACGTGGAAATTTTAATGGAAATATACGGCTATACGAAGCACGATTTTCTTCGTAAGCATTGGCTACCCTACGTTCAGTGGGTGACATTTTTTCTGTGCCATATCCACGTGAACGAGAATTTTGTTCTTTTCTATATTTACGCAAAACCTCAGCAGCTACAGCATGTTCAGCTAAAGAGTTTTTCTTTATTTGGCTAAAATAAACATCTTTTTCATCAGCGCCCAGCCTGTGCCATTCAGGCATTTCTGATTGTTCACTACCGTAATCTGTCAATGCTTGGGAAATAGACCGCAGTTGCGCGCGTATTGCGTCTTCTTGCTTAGCTACGGCATCGGACTGCTCGAGTAATTCAATTTCACGTGGAGACAACTCAAGCGATTTGGTTTTACGCTTCGCGTTTTCAGCTTTATTTACCTCATCGCCTTGGGCATCCAGTGCCGCGCGCTTTTCTTCCAGCACAGCTAATTGTTTAGCAAGCTCATCGTGCTGTTTTGCAAGCTCTGCGCGTTTTGCGTTATCTTCTTTGACCTTAGCATTTACTTGTTCGCGGGTATCGTTATAAAGTTCTTCCGTATTTGCAGGGATATTTTCTTGCTCATACTTAGGCTCGCCACGGGCACCTGCTTCTTTTTGATTTTCCCTACGTTGTTTTCTTTCATCCAACAAAGTTTGGTATTGATCTTGAGGTTCTTGAAGCGTTACATTGGTAGGTTTACTTTGCTCTTCCTTTAATGCTTTAGTAAGCTGGTTAATTTTATACTTTGAACTAGTCTGCTGGGCGTCATCCAACTGCGTTTGCAAATCAGCAATGCGCGCTTCATCCCTATATTGATATACATTTGAGGTAGCTTTAGTGCCAACTTCTTCAGTCTGACCTGTAACCTGCTGTTCTTTATAAGGGCCGGGGCTAACATCAAGCAGTTTTTTGCCACCCTGCATAGGGTATGGCCTTAGCGGTGAACCTTTAAATTGAATCAAGCTAGTATCTACCGTAGTTTCTTCTACTGGCTTTTTAGCGCTAAGTACCTGCGTAGGCAACCCCACGGATTCTTTATACTTACTAAGATTTTCTTTAGCTTTTTTAATTGAGTTCTCTGGAGCGCCATTGTCTTCAAGGACCCCTATAGCTTCTACACGCCGATTAATTTCATTTTGAATTTCAGGAGTAATTGTTGGCGCGGTATCTACATCTGTGGCTGTGGACGTTTGTTGTCCTTGCGACGTTGTTTGCTGGGTTTGAGCGGTTTCATCGACATTAGTGGTTCCAGTTAAGTCAGGGATATCAGTGAGTTCTTCTTCGATAGGGGCAGCATTTTTCTTATCCATGTAGTCGCGCAATGCTGCCATAGCTTTAACGCGATAATTTTCACCTTTTGCAGCTACGGGCTTTTCAATGCCTAGCGACGTAAGCAGGGCGCTTAATTTGCCTACATTAAGTTCACCCGATTTTTTTATATCTAATTCCTTACCCTCTGGGAATTGAGTCAGAAATAGGTTTGCAAGCTCTTCTTCAGGAGGACCTTTAGGCTTAGCATTGAACGCCTTCTCTAGGTCTTCATCAGATATTTCTTCTTGCGTAGCTTTGGTCTTGCCTGACGGTGTAAACGCTTCTTTGTACGCATCTTCGCCTACACCAGCTTCTTTTAACTCCTTAACAGTCAGGTCTCTCTTAGCACTTGCGGCTTCTCTACCGCCAGACACAGCCCCCATGCCCAGACCAGCCAAGCCTTCTAAGGTACCCTGCCCAACAACACCCCGCATAGTGGGCACATCAAAGCCTAGCCGTTGCTGAGCGATGTTCTGAGCCGCCTGCTCTTGACTGCCCTGAAGTCCTTCGCCTAAGAATTCCTTACCAGCAGTAATCCCAGCCTGCTTTGCTACGCCACGTTTAGCGGCTTCCATAGTGGCTTTTTCAGTAGCCAACCTAACCGCTTCTTTTTGCGCCACGGTAGAAGCAATGCCTTTAGCAAGCTGCCGCGCTATAACAGGCTCCGCTCCACTTGCCCCACCAATCGCACCAAGCCCAATACCCAACAAAATCTGGTCTAGATTTTTACCGTCGTAAGCTTGTGCTTGAACAGCGGCCTTCTCAATCTGCGCTGGCGTCATCTCAGTTTTTTCGCTGAGAATTTGCTTAGTTGCATCGTAGATAGAGCCTTTAACCGTACCCGCGCCCATCATTGCGCCAGTACCAAGCGTTGCTGCGCCAGCTATAAGTGGTGTTCCACCAGTCAAAGTAGTAGCCAACGCAGCAGCAATAGCAGGCGCGGATGTGCCCAACGCGTTAGCAAGCAAGTCTACGGGGGCAACGCTAAATGCTTTAGCGCCAGCAATGACGTTTTCTAAAATGCCCTTGTCTTCCGCATCCTTCATGATGCGTGCGATCTCTTGGCTATCCTTCTTAGACTGCGCGCTGTACAGATCAGCAATGTAGTTCTCAACCCCTCTAAGATTTTGAGATACAGCACTATCTGCGCCGAACGCATCTGCCACTAAGCGGACACCAGTTACTGCACCAGCGCCAATCTTTAGCGGCACGTCAGCAAACTGGCGTGGGACTCCACCTAGGATTTCCTTGTTTGGCTCTTGTGGAGGAACCAAAGGAGCAGCTTGAAACCCTACCTTCTGGTAGAAATCATTTACCGGTATGTCAGAGTAGAACTTACTATGTAACCCATCAACAAGCTCTTTATCCGGCAAATCATTGTACTGGGGGTACTTTTGCCGAATGTCTAGGATGTTCATTTCCGTAGTCCTAATGGGTCAGAGGTGGAAGAAGTTGCACTAAACGCTGTGAAATCTTGACCAAACGCTTTTTTAGCCAAGGCGTCCACTTGTGCTTGCGCCCTATTTATTATTTCTGCATCGCTTTTTCTATATCCACCAAGTTTATCTTGTGCTTTAGTAAGTTCAACCAGTAATTCTTTATTAGTGGGTTCCTGCGTCAGCTGCGCTTTAAGCATTGATTCTGCCCGAACAGCGGCTTCGTACTCTTTATTTCCAGCACGGGCGCGTTCAAGCTTAGCTGGTAAGTTTCCTAGTTCTGTGGTTGCGTGTAAAAGCGAGTTCATTTGCTGCCCGCTTAGTCTTCCTGCCACTGCTTCTTCGCGCGTTTTATCTTGCAGTTTAGCTACAAATCTTTGCGTAGCTGCCGACGAGTCTGCGGTGTACATGGAAGTTTCTTGCTGAATCCTAGCTGATTCAATCATACCTTTACGGGTAATCTGATTGCCTGCAAGACCCGCCCTAGCAGTGCTAAGGTTCACGTTAAGTTGCATAGCAATTTTTGCAGCTTCTTCTTTTTGCTTTGCAGCTTCATCAAGATATCCAAGTTTTTCTTTGCGATTAGCTTGGCCCAGTTCGTACAGGACTTTATCTGCCTCGCCCAAAGCTTTTCTTTGGTCTTTAACATCGGAGATCATGTCAGGAATCTTAGCTTTCAATGCAGTCATACCAGCAACGAGCGTGTTACCGGGCGTAGAACCCCACGATGCAAAGAACTCAGCAAGGCGTAGGTGCTTGTTACGCTCAGCTTCTGCTTTGATATCAGCTTTCTGAGCCATAGCGTTTTTCATGTACTCAGCCTGAGCTTCATTTTTATCAAGCCCCAAAGCTTTGCGTGCTTCTGCATTTTCTGTAACGCGGTCAGCTATTGATTTTTTACCTTCTTCCCTAGCCCTGTTTACTTCTGCTTGTGCGTCCGCTAAAGGATCAACTTCAGGTGCAGCCGCCGTTGCAGGAGGTACAGTTTGAGGTACGGTAGCAATCCCTGTTTTTGGCGCAGCGGGCGCAGCGGGCGCAGGCCGAGGCACAGGTTGAGCAGGAGCGGCAGGTTTAGGTTGAGTAGCGGCGGCGGGTTCAGGTTGAGCAGCGGCAACAGGTTCAGCTTGAGGAGCTTTATAGTTTCTTGCAGCAGCAAGTTCAGCCCCCCTAGGCGAGCGGCGTACAGAAGCAATCCCCGCAGAAGCCGGGGGAGCTTGGTAATCCCTTGCAGCAGCAAGCTCTGCCTCTCTAGATGAGCGGCGTACAGAAGCAATCCCCGTTGGAGCAGGAGCAGTATCAGCGGCGGGCGCGATAGAAGCAGCCGCTTCAGGTGGCGTAAAAGTGGGGTCGGTCCTGCTTCTGATGCGGTTCCGTGTATTTTCCATACGCTCTGATAGCGATAGGTTTTCATTATCAGCGTAGGGGCTAGGCTGTACTTCAGGAAGATACGCGGCTGGATTACGCGGCGTCCGGTTATCAACAGCGGAGGCGGCACGCAGTGCTGCTCTTTGACGTAATTGTGTGTCAAGCTCGTTTGTACCACTTAACAGATCATCTTCTAAGCCAGATACTATTGGAGTCCTAGGAACTGTTTCTCCTTTTTGGAACGCAATAATGCCACCACCAGCATAGTTGGCGTTGTAGTCCACATTGCTTGCATCAGGTTGCGGTTGTGGGACGCTCTCCCGGTTCATACCAGCTTGACGCTGTCTAAGAATGGCTTGAGCCATGCGTTTAATCTCTGGGCTTGGTGACTCCTTAGCTTCCCGTGCCAAAGACTGGTCGTCCATGTCCATCAGTTGGCTCTGCACCGAACCGCCCACATCGTAGCGGGGGACAGAAGTAATGCCGCCCGAAGCATATTTAAACTCACTAGGCAACCCACCTTCAGCACCCTTGCCATAGGCGTTATACAGCGACGCAGCAGAGCCAGCCATACCAATACCTTGAGTGATCGGGTTAGCCTGTGCTTGATATTGCTGAGTTGTGCTAGCTTGCATCGGCAAGCCACGAATCATGTTAGACATCGTGCCCAACTGCATCAACGGGTACTGTTGAGCGTTAGAGTAATCCTGCATAGCTTGGTTAAGCTTCTGCTGTTCCAACGACTGCTGTTGCGCACCCATTTGGTTCTGAAGCCCATAGATGCCTTGCTGTGCTTGCAGTCCTTGCCCTGCCAGCGAAGCTGCTTGACCATAACCAGCCAGTTGGTTTTGAAGATTCTGGTTGTATTGCTGTTGAGCCGATTGAAACGCTGCTTGGCTTCCTTGCGCTTGAATATCACCCATTTGCTGACCAAGATTTCGCTCACGTTCAGCACGCATAATGGCATCACGGCTACCACCAAATGCGCCAGCACTAGCAGCTTGTGATTGCTGTTGAACACCCTGCATACCGGACTGACGTGCAGCTTCACGTTTTTGGATGTCCGTTACATTCTGCATGTACGGAGACATATATCCGCCAACTTGGTTCTGAAACCCACCAACATTGGCTTGCCCAGCAACATCCATAGAGCCTTGAGCGCCTTGTGCAAACTGACCGGGCACTTGCAGCCCTGCAACGCCACGCTGCGCTGCTTCCTGAAGTGGCTGGAACCCAGCTATGCCTTTACCAGCGTCGTATCCAGTTTGTTTCCCGCTTATAGGATCATAGGTTCCACCATAAGCTTTGTACGGCTGGAACCCAGTAATGTTAAACCCGCCATCTCCAGTTGGAGTACCTTGAAACAACTGCTTTTGAGTTGCCCCCAGCATAGTCTCAACATAGGGGCGTGCATACTCAGGGATGTTGCTCTGGTTAACATTACTTGTAGTTTGAGTAGGCTGACCCCCACCACCACCCAAAAAAAGTAAGCGACGACCATCTGGGGAGTACCCATTGTGTTTTGATGGGATAATCATAATTCAATCCTCATTACTTGATGGGTGACTTTTAACCCAAATTTCTCGTACATGTTAACTAGAGACCCTTTAGCCCATACTTGGGCTTTAGTGGCCCCATGAAGTTTCATCCACTTATACATTTCTTGAATTACGTGTGGGCGCATGATGCCCTTACCACCCATTAGATTTCCATGCCCAATACGCTCACGGGGAAAATCTATAAAATCTATAGCAGCTGCTCCAGTAATGCCTTCACCCGGCTCATCCCAAACTACCAAAAATGTACGACCTGTACGAACTGCATACTCAACTTGTTCAATAGTGATCTCTTGTGGATCAAGATCAATAGCGCGCTGCAACATAGGTGCAGCAACGGGCCATATAGTTGGTAGTTCGCGGGGGTCTACTTGGTAGAGTGGCATTATTTAGGTATGTACTTGTTAGGGTTGATTTGCTTACCCTGCTTGGGGTTGCCTGTCCTAGCTTTACGGATTTGAGTCATCATCTCATGAAGCCTCTTTGCGCCAGCTTCTGTAGAGCCATTGCCTAAGTGCGACACTACGTCAGCGGGAACAACAAATTCTCCATCAGCAAGACGCGCCGGTTGACGATTGTTAATCGTAGCTGGTATGTTATCACTCATTCCATCTCCGGGGCCACGTAAAAGTCTAGGGTTTCCCCCAGCAGCATAGCCACCAAGGTTGCTAGCGCCCATGATGCCACCATGCGCAGCAGCTACGGGTTTAAAATTCAACGTACCCATAGGTGTAGGTTTATTAAACTTAGACTTGGTATCGACGTAGCTGCGACTGTCAAGCTTAGATTGGCGTACCATTGCAGCGGTGAGCGGGTCTAAGTACCTAGTGTCGGGGTCATCATCACGAGCAATCTCACCGCGATAAACCGGAAGCTCTTTGTACTTTGGGTCAATCATGTCAGTGAAATAAGATTCGTCAACCCTACTACCTTTGGCATAGCTAGGAATCTGCGCAATGCCCCCAGCAGCCATCTCGTATTGACGGGGTGTGTATCGGTAGTCTTCAGGATTAACTTGACGACCTTGGAAGTCAGGCGACATGCGGTACTTAGACAGCGGACCGTTATAAGGCGCAGGCGCATCCATGCCTTTTTGATCCAATAGGCCAAGCTTTGACGCACCCATGTAGGCACCGGCAGCGGTTCTATAAGGATTTTTTTCCGCGTAATCAATCACGCTGTTTAACCCACGCATAAACGGGCTTTGAGAACTTGTGTATTCTCCAGTAGCAGGGTTGTACTGATAAGCAGATGGGTCTGATGGAACAGGAGGTGTAGCGCCGGGTACGTTAGCAGGCATTGTATTAGTAAACCCAGTACCTGTAGACGAGGGATTACTAAATTGTTGCAACCCAGTTGGATTATTAGCACTAATATTAGGATTGCCAGCCGCGTTGGAATAAGGACTTGCTTGTCCGGGCGTGTAAGTACTTGGAATTGATTCGGTTGGATAATTAAACCCGGGACCAGCAAATTGTTCTGAGCCGGGTCCATACATGCTAGTCTCCGGTGCAAAATTGGCTGCGCTTTGCATTAGCTCAGGATTTGCCGCCTGCATAATCCCGCTGTTCGCTGCTTCACTTTGAACTAGTTCTGCAAGCCCGTTACCATAAAGTTCTGGGTTAGCTAAAAACTCAGACAACCCAGCTTCAGTTCCAAGCGCGCCTAGACCTCCACTTGACCCAAGCGCGCCTAACCCAGCTTCAGTTCCAAGCACGCCTAGACCCCCAGCAGTGGAGGCAGCTTGAGCGGCGGCGGTAGTAGCGGCGGCGGTTTCAGCAGTGGCGGCGGCAATAGCGGCGGCTTCAGCAACGGCAGCGGCTTCGGCAGCGGCGGCAATTTCAGCAGCGGTGATGGCTGCGGTGGTAGCTTCAACAGCAAATAGAGCCATTATTGGCATGATGTATCTCCTACGGGTAGTACTTGTGGAGACTCTAACCCAGTTCCACGCAAGTTATGTAAACAGCAAAGCACAACATTGTCTGTCAACGCTAAAAACTTATGCCTACATCCAGCTGGGATGGTGATGACCGCTGGGGCATGGTGGTCTCCCGTAACTACATCATCCTGCCATACACGTACCGCCCCGCTAGAGACCAACGTGATGTGGTCATGGGCATGAACATGTTGAACTACGATTGAGTTAGCCTTATCGACTGTGTAGGCGCGCACCCAGATGTCGTCTACCTCGGCAAACTCTACGTAGTTAGGTGGAATTTTTTGTAGTTTCATGTTTTATTGAGTTGTGGGTAAAGCAGAAACAAAGCTCATAGTAGCAACTACCGAAGCTGTTGAGGGTTTGGGTGGTCCGCCTGAAGCCGCGTATGTTTCAACGGTTAGTGTTGCAATAGTAGCCGACCAGTAGATTTCTATATAGTCGTTTGCGTCCATGGACAAAAAGTAGTTCCAGCCCTTGATGTCATGGGAGGGAACACCAACGCTTTTACGTGCAGGTATTCCTATTTTTCCTGTAGACCCAACGATGTCCACCCCATTTTGCTTTAGCCAGATAAACATGTCTTGCGGGGCGTTGTCCGAGTTCTGAATCTGCACACTGAACTGCAGGTTATAGATGCCTGCGTATGCTACGGTAATCTTAGACGAACTAATAGACACTTCATTAGAAAAGTCCGTAGTGGTTAGCTTTAGTAGCGTAGCCGTGTTAGCTATGCCTGTTATGCCGGGAAGTTGGCTAGTGAAGTCTGAAAACGCGCCATATGGAGCGCTCAAGAACTTACCACCATTGCTTGATAGTAGTGACTGCGTAAAGTTATCTAGCTGGGCAAAATACAGCCGAAGAATATTATTCTCCGCATCCAGCATAGACTGGTCATACGCAGGTGTAGCTGAAGGTAGCCGGGGGGCTACCGTAGAGCGTAGTGTTAATTGACCGGTTGTAGCCATTATCCACCCCTCCGTCCATCAGGCCGGATATCAATACGAGGAGCGCCTAGCTGCCACTGAGTACCTAATTTATTGCAGGCAATTCTCATAGACATTTGACGACCACGAATGCGGATGTTAAGTTGCCCCGTAAAAACGTCGGGGTCTTGCGGGTATACGTACAGGGGAGAAACCCCATCTTTAGCCGTGTTAACTGTTTGTGTTGCGTTTGAACTAGTACCACCTATTGACTCTGGCACGGTATACGAAGAACCAGAGTTTTGCAAAGGTTGAAGCTGTATGGTTAGCTCTGGATAAGAACCATCAGTAGACCCGTTAAAAGTTAAATCTGGCAACATACGCCACACAAACGCAAAGTTGTGTCCATCCCCAATATCAAACTGGGAAGTAGTGATTGACGAATTTATAGCAACCCCCGTTAGGCTGTCAGTACAGTCATCTACGCCTTTTTCATGGTAGACCAAGTTTCTGGAGTACGTAGCTGCAATGGGATAAGGTCTTAGAGACGAGTCAAGCCACGCTGTACGAGCCATTGAACCGTAGCTCCAAACATTTTCCTCATAGTTGTACACCACGTAACGGTTGATTGTAGGACTACCCTCCGTGCAATAGAACCACCAAACTTCATTAAAGCCTTCGTTGGTACTTGCAAAAATTTGCCCAAATTGATCGCGGTTAATGTCGTTGTAGATAAACCTAAGCAAGTCGCAACGCAGCGTTTGAACCCGACCATCGTACTTGTAAAACTTATCCTGACCCATCCAGTAAGCTGTACCAATTGTAAAAACCGCTGCATTAATACTAACAATAGAAATGTTGTCAGACAGAATCTGAGAACCCCAAACGTAAGGCGCACCTAAATACTGAAGCGAGTAAAGTGCTGCGTCGGAGAAAACCAAAATTTCTTGGCGAGCTTGTAGCACTGCTTGAATAGCAGAGCCGTGGGAAAGTCTAAGGCCTCCAGCTTGATTTGTAGCCGCAGGCGTCCAATTAGTTAAACTTTCTTGGTCAGACCAGCGTATTACCATAGGGTCGTAGGTTGTACTGAGGTACTCGTTAGTCCCAAAAGCAAAGGTAAACCGGCTAGCGTCAGACACAAGCAAAGTATTTTGAGTTAAAGGTACATTGGAAGCGCCGGTTAAACTAGATACAGCAATACCTCGGCCTGAAATTGCTTGAGTACCAACACCAGCGGAAGATGTTTTTATTACAGTTACTGCGCCCATCGTAGTAGCAGATACTGCGCCACCTATACTGACTATATAAGTGCCAACCCCGCCCGTCCCCGTAGTGCCACCACTACCAAACGCCGCTATAAAACCAAGGGATAATTGATTATTTCCTGTCCCGGTGTAGTAGTAGACCGACATACCAACTGCCAGAGTACCGGTAACAGAAATTACAGTCAACGTCGTTCCTGCGCAGCTAGCAAACGGATAAATAACTGTTGACCCTACGGATAAGTTAAACGTAGTTAAAGTTAAATACCGTGTGTAATATACAGTGTACGGAGCCAAAAGAGCCGGTAACGCAGCTACTGTGGGCGCAGTAGCCGTAGTCTCAAACATGATG